GGTACGACTACGTGCGCCGCTGCAAGATCGACGCGCTGAACGCGCTGCTTGGAGAAGTAAGCGACTCCTGGAACCGGGTCGCGATCCACTACAGCCAGCATCCGATCTACGGCGCAGACCCGCAGTGGGCACAGCGCACCCGCGAGTCTCGGCGCATGACCCAGGCCGCCTGGGACAGCGAATACGAGCTGGCCTTCGGCGCCACGGATACCCAGATCTACCCAACAGACCTGATCCGCCGCGCCGCTCGCGGCCACTGGCGCGAGTGCGGCTCGGTCGGTCGCAGTTACGTGATCGGGGTGGACCCCAACGCCGGAGGCAACGACTACTTCACCGCGCTGGTCCTGGACATCACAGCCACCCCCTACGAGGTTGTGGCCATGTACCACGAGAACGGCAAGAGCACTGATTACAGCTTGCGTCATGTAAAGACCCTCATCGAGGATTACCTACCGGAGCGGGTAATCGTGGAGAAGCAGGCGATGGGAGCTGTGATTGCAGAGGCGCTCACCACGATCCTGCCTAACTACGCTATCGAGACGTTCAGCACCAGTCGCCCGAGCAAGGTCGTAGCTACCGACCGAATCCTGTACTACCTGGAGCGTGACGAGCTGATCTTCCCCGAGGGCGTCATCTCCAACGAGCTGCGCGCCTTCCAGCAGAAGGAGTCTGGCGCCCGCGAAGCTGCTGCCGGCGCCCACGATGACTGCGTGATGGCTCTGGCGTTCGCCTGCAGTGCAGTTCCAGAGACGCCAAATACTGCAGGATTCTTCGCCCACATTTAATTGTATATTCAGCGCTCCAATGCCACGCGTATTCGCCCCTGAGTTCGAAGACTGGCTCTTGGACGAGGTTCGTGTGCGCGTCGTCGCCGGTGAAGGGCACCCTGCTGCGCTTTCGCGTGCGCTCCACGCCCTCGCCCCCGAGGACGCCGAGTTCGAGCCGTTCGATCGCCTGGTCAGCCGACTGCTCCATCGCCTGCGCACCGCCGGCGAAGTGCGTTACTCGACGAAGGACCGCGCCTGGCGTTCTACGCCGCTCGGACTGGATGTAGCCAGAGCCAAATGTCAGCTTCGCGCTCCGGATTCCAGAAAGGCTGACCCCTGAACCAGGCCATCCAGTCGATCTCCGAGCCCTTGGCTCGATTGCAGTCCGCACAAGCCGCGATCAGATTCCGCACCACGGTGTGCCCACCTCTGCACCGAGGGCGGACGTGATCCAGGGTCTGCGCCGCCCCGCCGCAGTAGGCGCACCGGCAGTCCCAGGAGTCCAGGATCCCCTGGCGGAATCGCAGCTTGGCGTGACGCTTCGAACAGAGGACGGATCCATCGATGTGATGGTCCACCATGCGCCGCACGCAGCTTCTCCAGCGTAGGGGCGTGGCGACGCAGGGCCGCCGAGCCGAAGAAACGCGACTCTAAATGTGTATGAGGAAAAGTTATTTTCATACGCCGCAAAGCTATTTCTGTTCGCCCAGACCTCAAAACCTTTCCCCCAAAACCTACGTTTTTGCGTTTTGCCCCCTCTAAACTTTTCAGCCTGTACTCCATAGACTTTCACCAGAAGTCTCACTCTGCGCGCCTCGTGGCACAACCTATTACTGAGACATTCCGGAATGATGGCGCGTTAGTAAATGTGCTGTCCGGGATGGGCGTACCATCGAAGGACAAGACAACAGCAACAGGCGTCGCCTCGAAATACTTTCTCACCGAGGGCGAACTCGAATCCCTCTACATGCACGGCATCCCACGACGGTATGTCGACTGCATCGCCGACGAGATCCTCCGCCACCGCACCACGATCACTATTGGTGGTGACGACCCCAACGCCCAGGACGTCATCACCAGGTTCGAGGAGTTCCTGAAGGCGACGCAGTTCCACGCTGCCCTCTCCGAGGTGATCAAGCTGCAGCGCCTCTACGGCGGTGCCGGCCTGGTGCTCCTGATCGACGACGGCCTCCCCGAGGACGAACCCGTCGACGTCGCCCGCATCCGCTCAGTCCGGGGCTATGTCCCTCTGTCCCGGCACGCGCTGATCCCCGAGGACTTCACGGTCACCGACTACTCGAAGCCCACGCACTACCGGATCACGACCAGCGAGCGTCTGACCCCTGACCAGCAGGGCAGCTACGTCAACGTGCGGATCCACAGTTCCCGCGTCGCCCGCTTCGACGGCCTCTATCTGCCCTGGAACGTCCGATCACGCAACACCGGCTGGGGCCAGTCCGTCCTTCAGGTGATCTGGGAGGCGTACAAGCGCTACGAGAGCGCCATGGCCGGCCTGGAGTCGATGACGCAGGACGCCGATCTGTTCGTCCACAAGATCCCCGGCCTGTTTCAGCGCATCGCTTCCGGAAACGAGAGCGATTTACGCAAGCGCCTGGAGGCCAACAACCTGAGCCGCTCGGTCTACGGCGGCATGGTGGTGGACACCGAGGAAGACCTGAGCTTCCTCAACCGCGCCTTAAGCAACATCGCCACGGCAACGGACCCGTTCGTCAAGGATCTCCAAGCCGCGACCGGCTGGCCGGCCTCAATCCTGATGGGCGACAGCCCCGGTGGCCTCGGCAAGGAAGGCCGCTTCGAGGAACGCGTCTGGGCCTCCCTGGTCGAGCAGTGGCAGGAGGTCTACTGCCGCACGGCGATCACCGAGATCTTCCAGTACGTCCTCGCCTCGCGGGAGGGCCCAGTCCGCGGCAAGCCGCCGGCCTCGTGGGCCGTGCACTTCCCCTCGGTGTTCACCCAAACCGACGAGGAGAAGGCAGCCCTACGCCTGCAGATGGCCCAGGTCGACGCGCAGTACGTGAACATGGGCGTCCTCAACGCTATTGAGATACGCGAATCCCGTTTTGGTGCAACGGAGTACAGCATCGAGACCACGCTGAACGACGCTGTCACCGAGCAAATGGTCACGCAAGCTGACGCCTCGTTCCAGAGCACGATGATGGGGTATGAAGCTCAAGCGCAGGCGATGGAAAACCCGCCTGCGGAGGAACCGGCACAGAACGCGCAGCCCCCCGAGGACGAGGAGCAACCCCCCGAGGGCGCAGCGGCCCCCGAGCCTGCACCCACCGCGAAGCGCCGCGACGCTTTCGACTTGTACGAGGCCCAGGGCCTGCGTATCCGTGTCACTCACACCGCGGGTGATGTCCGCGCTGGCCATCTCGTCGGCCCGGATGGTCAGCGCACCGACTCCAGCGCCGCCGCGCCGTTGATGGTCTTCGGCCCCCACCGCATCCGGAGCTACAAGCTCTACCGAGCGCGATTCGATGGCCCGGACGGCGAGCTCATCGACGGCCCCTACGCCACAGGCTTCGCCTCAATGCGTGCCGCGAAGCAAGGCGTAGCCGCTCTATTTCCCCGGCAGAATGTGGCAGGGCTGTCCCCCGTCCCCGAGGGCGAACTTGAGGCCCTCCGCGCCGGATGGGAGGTGTATTGATGGACAACCAGCGCCCCCTGACTCCCGAAGGTTTCCGGACTGCCGCGTATCTGGCTACCCGAGCGCGGCTGGACGCCGGCAAGCTGGCGCGCAAGACCACGCGCAACCTGCAGTGCAACCCACCCAACGTGAAGTGCGGTGGTCGTTGCATCCCTCCGACCTGGGACTGCCGTCTCAAAGGGCAGGGCACCGACCCCCACTTGCGCGCAGTAAAGACTGACCCGCTCGGCGGTCTTGCCAACATTCAGCGCGGCGCTAAGCGCATCGTCAAAGGCGTCACAAAAGGCAACTTCTCAGAAGTGCATGGTGGTAGAGAAGCAATCGTCCGAGGCGTAGTAAAAATTACCCCCGGCAATCTGCAGCAGAAAAAAGAACTCGAGCGCAAGCTCAAGGAGCGCACGCGCCTCATAGGTATTGGCCTCGCTGTTGCGACCCTCGGCCTCGGGACCCACGCCCTGCTGATGAATACCGACACCTTCGGGTATCGCAACGGTGTCGGCGCCAATATCAACAACGCGGTGCGCTCCGGCATCAGCCATGTGTTGGACGCCACCCCAGTGCTCGGGGCCAATCGCGCCCGAGTGCGGGGTGCGGTACAGACCGGTCTCCAAGAGGAACTCACGCGTCAGTCCAACCCGGTCTCGGCTGCTCTGAGCGAGCAGCTGGCCCGTACGCGCGTTACCGAGGCTGACACTGATGCCCGCACCAACTTGGTGAAAGACTTAATCAGTGTCAATGAAACGCATAAAGCCAACGGCGTTAACGGCTCTTTCGACGCGTGGAACCGCGACCACCAGCGCGCGTTTTGGTCGGCCTCTCGTTCCGAAAAAGGTGTTGGGCTTAAGTCTGATGAAACGGCCAGCGTTTTCGCCCGCCCGGCCACTAATGAGTTTCTTGCCAGGCAGTTCAATCTGAGCGGCGACGACGTGCTCACCGACGAGTCCGTCAGGGACGCTGTCACTCGGCACTTCACTGAGCACAAAGCAACACTTATTGATTTGGCCCAGCAGCAGGGTTACCGGGTGAAAGACGCCCGTGGCGGCTCGCGCTATCTCGAAGGCCGCGACCAGCGCGCGTTCATCCAGGGGGTGGTGCGCACGACGCTCCCGCAGGGTCAAGGCAATCCACGGGTGCGGGCGCAGCTGACGCAGCACCTGGAGCGCGTGCTGACACGCACGCCCAAGGGCATGGCGGACGAGGTTTACCGCGACACGTTCGGGAGCTTCAACGACTTCTACAAGAAGCAGGCCACAGCAATCGAGAGCGCGTATTCCGCTCCCCAGCTGTCCAAGGAAATGCGCCGCACGGGTGTTGACCAGACTCTCGTCAACGGTCTTGAGGCCCGCGGCGCCTACGTGCTCGGTCTGATGCGGCCCGGCAATGGTGTGCGCGGCCCCGCTCACGCTGAGTTGGCCTTGCGGGAGTATCACGCCCGCGAGATTCGGCAGACACCGCGGCACTTGTACACCGTGAGCGACCGCTTGGCGATTGCGGCGGCTTCCGAGATTGAGGGCCGCGCTGTGGGCCGTGTCGAAGCATTCCAGATCTTGGAGCGCGAGGGCTTCAGCAACGCAGTGCCGCATAACGCTCCGGCAAGGCGGCAGTTCGGTCGCCAAGGCGCCCGGACCTCCGAAGGCGAAGCGGTGTACCAACTCATGCGACAGAACCCCGGAATGAGCCGGGCAGCCGCCCGTCGTGAGGTGCGACGCCGCCGCGGCGACGCTGACGATGTCTCCCCCGAGCTCGTCCGCACCGCGGTCTACCTCGCGGCTCGCGCCGACTTTCAGGAGGGTCGCCGCCTGGGAAAGCCCTGTGGGGCGAGCCACATCCCCAAGGCGCATGAGTGCCGGAAGGGGCGAGGCGTCAAAGCCCCCGAGACCGCGACACGGGCGCAGGATCGCCGTAAAAAGGCCGCGGTTATCGCTGCCGTAGCCGGCGGTGCGTTGGCTATTGCCGTCGCAGGCAGCGTGGCGTACAACATCAAAAACCTCAGCGATCCGGCCAAAGCCCCCTTAGCTGCCAGCCCCTCCATCAAAGACCTGACCCGTCAAATGAAGAAAGAGTCAGGCTTTAAGTCCACAAGTGAAGCCATGGGGTACTACTACACCCAGAAGTCCGGCCTTAAACCTGGCGACGTTGTCTACTTCCGGCATGAAAAAGACCCCGCTGCTCACTTCGGTGTTTATCTAGGCGAAGGCAAAGATGGCATCGTCCGCGCCGTCATCGCTAACACCAACGAATCGCGCTTCAGCTGGACAGACATTGCCGAGATCGGAACCACCAAGCCCGGCATCAAGACATCGCAGACCGCGATGACGCCTCTGCAGAAGGCCCCACGACCTAGCTTCGCGGACACGCGCGGTGCATCCTTCACGAACGAAGAAGTCGTCAAGCGCGCCATCCGCATTGCGGGCACGGACTACAAGTTCACCCTCACCAAAGACAACTGCGAAGCACTGGCCAACGGCATCGCCTACGGCGTACCCGAGTCCGAGCAGCTCCAGCGCTTCCGCCGCGCAACCCGCGCTGTCGTTGACGTTGTCGTCACCCGCGACCAACGGCGGGAAGCTCGCGAAGCGATTTACAAGGGCAAGGCCCAAGGCCGCAGCTATACAGCAGCCGAGTTCGTGACTTTCCTCGAAGGCAAGCGCGAATTCAGCTCCCATGTTGGGCGCGACCTTTCTGAGCAGTATTCCCAGTACTTCCAGAGCGCACGAACAGACGCAGCAGACGGCGGAGCCTTTGGTCTTATCTCTGTTGACGAACTCTGGAGCCGCGTCAAGTCCTACGGCCCAGCCATCCGCGCTCAAGCCATGGGGGACTACCTCTTCCTGCAGCGCTCTCTGCTGGAGATGGATCGTGGACGTCCTTGAGCGCTACAACCAGATCCTCCGCACCACCGAGGACGGCACACTGCGCCTCCTGAACCGCGTCCTCGACGCGAGTTTCAACCGGTTGGTCCGCCGTGCTCGGGTCCACATGCAGGCGGGCTACACCGACCCCGCCCAGCGGAACCTGGCCCTGCTGCAGGAGTTCCGGATGCTGATCCCTGCGTTCAACCCCAACGCCGTGGACGGTTACGACCGCATCCTGCGCAATCTCGTGGGCACGTCCGGCCGCTTCGGCCTGACCGTGGCGGATGAGCTGACCGGCCAGGTGAAACCCGGCCCCCGCGTCGACGTGTCCATCCCACTGGAAGCGACTGCCGCTGCAGCGGCCCAGGCCAAGGGCTACCTGCGCAAGCACGGAGAGAAGTTCGCCGAGACCGCTGCGGAGGTTGTGGCCCAAGGCATCGCCGAAGGTCGCCCCACCGATGCCGTCATCCGCGATGCCCGCTCTCGCCTAAGCGTTGTGAAGTCCCGCGCTGAGGCGATTGTTCGCACGGAATCCCTCCGCGCCTACAACGACGCCTCGAACAGCTATTACGCCGCGCAGGGCATCGATTTGGTGATGTACTACGCCACCGCGGATGACCGGAGCTGCCCTGTCTGCGTCCCGAGGGCGGGCCAGATCTACCGCCGCACTGAGATCAGGACACCCCTGCACCCCCGTTGCCGCTGCTACCTCGCCCCGTGGGACGCCGATGTCGCCGCGATGGATCCGGACTACGCCGCTATGCAGAAACTGCATAAAGACGACGTGGCCAAGGCGTTCGCCACCGCTGGCACCGAGCCCGTCTCCCTGAACAAGGCCGCCGTGTTCGAGCAACTCGCTCCAGTCCCTGTGTCCTAGTCACGAACTGGTTCTTACACTGGCCTATCACATCCTGGGCGGCGCCGCCCTACCGCTATGCCCGTCGCCACCAAGAAGCGCCCACCGATGGAGCTCGAGCCCGGGGAGGGCAGCGCCCACGAGAACGCTGAATCCGCGTCTGAAGAGGTGCGCGAGGGTTCCGAGCCTGACGACACCCCGAAGGGCAGGACCAACCGCAAGCGCAGCGCCAAGGGCGTCAAGTCCACCAAGGCGCCGATGGATGGCGACTGCGGTTGCGGTGGTGGCAAGGCCAAGAAGTGCACCTGCGACGGCGGCTGCGGTGGCTACGCCAAAAAGATGGACCGCTCTGACGCCCTGACCCCCCAGGAGTACCTGGCTGCCTGCGACCTCGGTATCCAAGGCCGCAGCCGCTCGTACATCCGAGCCCGTCTGGACGCCGCCGAGCGCCTAGACCTGAAGTGTGGAAATGGGTCGATCTCCCAAGGTGAAAAATGTCACAAGGGAGCTGCTACTCAAATGCAAGGTCGGTCCCGAATCACACTGACAGGGCGTGAAACTGGCCTGCTAAGCCGTGAAAGGATCAAGCGCGAGGGTTACTACGGCGCCCGACTTGGAGGTAATCCCTTTGGTCGACGTAGCCAGGCGAAGCGTTACGGAGCAGTCAATGCTGGTTTGGGAGCAGTCGCCGGTGGCGTCGTCGGTGCCCTTGTCGGAGGTAAGAAAGGCGCAGCCTTAGGTGCAGCTCTTGGTGGCGCTTACGGCGCGGCTGGTGGAGCGGCTGGCGGTGCGATCAGCGCTCAGGTCAACCGAGTGACCAGTCGTGCAGCCAATCGCAGCCTGCAGCGCGAGCGTTTTGAGAAGCCGATTGCCGAGGCTTACCGCAACAAGCGTGCGCGGTTGAAGGCCAGCGGTGCCTCCGGTCAACAAATCCGTGAGCACGACATCAATACAGCCATGCGCCTGGCTAAGGGCTACGACCGGATCCAGAAGTCCACCAAGGGGCGCTATGGGGCTGACTCCGTCTACGCCGCTGGCTTCGCCCCCGAGCTCGATCAGCTCGCGATCTGAGCCATGACCCTGACCCCGGCCACAGTGCGACTGGACCTCAAGTGTGGGAATGGGTCCATCTCTCCTGGTGAGAAGTGCACCAAAGGAACAGCCACCAAACGCGCACCGCGTGCCGGTGCTAAAGAGCGCTTCCTCAAAAAGGCAGGGACCCTTGGTGCGATTGGGAGTCTCGGCTACACAGCCGGTGCGCTGCTCACAGGGAGATCGCGCCATGTAGTCGGCGGACTATCCGCATTCAACGCTTCAGCCGCTGCTCTCAACGCCGGCGAAGCCCTAGGTTATGAGCGCAAAGGTCAAAAAGCCAAAGCCGCAAAAGCGAAGATGAACGCTGTTATAGCGGCTGGTCACGCAGCACTTGGTGCCGGCATCTTGGCTGGGGATGTGATAGCCCGGCGAAAGTCCGCCCAGAACGTCCACCGCGCTGGTCAATATGCTTACGGCGCCGGACAGCGGCCCCCAGGAGCGGGTGGCGCCGGCTACAGAGGCGCCCAAGGTGGTCAATATGCTTACGGCGCCGGCTACAGAGGCACCGGCTACAGAGGCGCCGGCTACAGAGGCGCCGGCTACAGAGGCGCCCAAGGTGGCGCCGGCTACAGCGGCGCCGGCTACAGAGGCGCCGGCTACAGAGGCGCCGGCTACAGAGGCGCCCAAGGTGGCGCCGGTCGTCCTCGTCGCGGCTACCAGGGCGATCCATTTCAAGAGCTGGGTGTTTCCGCTTCGGCGTCCGCCAATGACCTAAAGAAAGCTTGGAAAGCCAAGCTGTGGCAGCATCACCCTGACCGTGGAGGCGATCAAGAGACGGCTAAAAAGATCAACGAGGCGTACCAAGCAATTATGCGTTCTAAAGGTATAAAGGACTCCATATACGTCGACGGTTTCGACATCGATTGGGAGGCCATAGCGCTGTGACCCTGACTCCTACCACAGTCCGCCTCGACCTCAAGTGTGGGAAGGGCTCCATCTCCCCCGGCGAGAAGTGCACCAAGGGCAGAGCACAGGCAGTGGCCGTGACTCAAGGGCTCGAAAAGATGCCTACGAAAGCCCTGAAGAGTCACTATTACCAGCTGTTCGACACACTTGTCAAAAAATATCCTGGCAGAATTAAAGACGACAACGATTTCAAAAAGTGGCGCTCTTGGGCGGCCTCACAACCTGAGAACGCAGAAGCCAACGCAGTTCAAGAGATCCTTCAACGTCGCCGCAAGCGGGGCGAACGCATTGCTGCCGCTGGTCTCGGTCTTGCAGCCGCTGGCGGTGTCTTCGCCACTGGAATGCTCGCCGCCCGCGCCCGTCGCGACGCTTTCATCGGCAACAAGAAGCTGAACTGCGGTCCAGGCTCCAAACCCTGCGGTAATGCCTGCATCCCCAAGGACCACAAGTGCCGCGCATCCTGGAACAAGCCGGTGAAGCTGGCCGCTGGCGCCGCCGCACTGACGGGTGCCGCCATCGTCGGCACAGCGTTCCTCCACCCGAGGGCGAACATGCGCAATGCCGCCCGCGCTGTGATCGAGCCGACGCTGCAGGCGGGCTTCGGCATCGGCAATGTGGCGCGCGGCAACTGGGCCGGCGCCGCCAAGAACGCCGCCAACGTTGCCGCCACCGGCCAAGGCATGGGCCGCAACCTTCGCACCATCGCCGAGGGTTACGGCACAGACATCAAGGGCGCAGTCAATCGAGGGCGCGACGCTGCCTTCAAATGGCGCCACCACCGCCCGGCGAAGCGCCGTGACTCCATCTGGGCCAAGGGCTTCGCACCATGACCCTGACTCCCTCCACTCTCCGCCTTGACCTGAAATGCGGGCAGGGTGCAATTTCGCCTGGCAAAAAGTGTCACAAAGGCCCAGCCACTCAAATTAAAGGCACCAGACCTAGTTCAGTTAGTCAGCAACGCGCCCTTTCAAAGATTGGGAAGCCTTCTTATTTCCCTAAAAAACGAGTCATTGCACTTGCAGCCTACGGCGCATTAACAGCAGCGGGGCTGTACCAGATCAAAAATATGCGGCAAGCGTACGCACAAAAGTTTGATCCAGCACAGCGTTATACACCCTTTAGCGAGACCATCGGAAACCCTGAAGCTGTACTGAAGGGCATGACCACTAGCAATAAGACAGGAGCGCCCTCACTTTTTGGCGAAGTACGTTTCGGGACTTACAACGGCAAAGAGATTGTAGTTAAAAAACTTGGCGAAAAAGGCTTAACAGGTTCAACTCAAATTAACATGATGCAAGCACAGGGGATCATCTCTCCTCAAACCGCCGATGCGTTGAAACGCGCTCAAGGCGCGCTTCAGGTAAATGAAGTCCAAGCTGCCGATATTGCGGGAAAAGCAGGCTTTGGCCCTAAGCTTGTTGCTGCTGGAAACAACACCTTGGTCACTGAAGTCGCCCGAGGGCGTCCTCTTATGAGCCAAGACAGACTACTGCGAAATGCACCCAAGCTCCAAAAAGAATTTGCTCAAGACCCTGGCAAAGGCATCAAAAAGCTTCTCGCCTTGCAGTGGAGAGGTTTTACAAAAGGCACAGAGATAAGTCCATCCAACAAAGTAAAAGTCCTGCAAAACATGGGCCGCATGCACACGGCCGGTATTTCTCACAACGATCTTCACCCCGGCAATATCTTTATTAGCAGCAAAGGCGCTCAATTCATCGACTTCGGGACCTCCGAGCGTGGCGGTGGGTCCGTCGCGGCTGAGTTTGTACGCATGATGAATCCGCCCCGCTTCGGCCTCCAGCAAAATGGAGGCATGGGGTACAACCTGCGCACTGTGGATCCCGCTGGGTATTCCGCCACGGAAAAACGCCTGCGGCAGGTCATCGGAAAACGCGCCGGGAAACTCACAGCCACGGACATTCACAAAGCTGTAGAGACAAGTACTAACAAGCAAGTACTTGAAAACAACTTGCAGGGAATCATCGACGACTTTTACACCCAGCATTCCCGTCGCCCACGCACTGACGCCATGACCCTCACCCCGGCCACCCTTCGGCTCGACTCCCCCGGCCGGGCCTGCGGTCAAGGCCACATCGCCGCCGGTAAGAAGTGCCATCGCCAAGGCGCCTTTCCGACCGGCAAGGCCATCGCTGCGGGCCTGGGTATCACTGCCCTCGGGGTGGGGGCCTATGCGCTGTCTCGTCGGCGCTCGCCGAGCTCAGGGAGTATTCCGACTCCGTCCGGACCTCCACTGCTACCTGGCGCCGGCCCGCACCCCTCGCAACCGCGTCTGCCTGGTCTGACACCGCGCGCGCTCCTCGCCCCAGCGCCCGCGCGCAAGTCCAAAACCCAGCGCATGCGAGAGAACACAGCTGCGGCGATGAAGAACGCAGAAGGTCGCATCGCGCAGACAGCCCGCGAGGAAGTCCGCCGCATTGGCCAGATCGGCAACACCATGGCCGCTGCTGGCGAGGCCACGGGCATGGCCGCCAAGACCACCATGCGCGAACTACGGCTACGCACCGAGGCGGCCCGCCGTAAGTACGAGCCCGGCTACCGCCGCCCTGACCAGCGTCGCCTTCCCGGCGGGGTGCAAGCACAGCTTCCGCAGCAGAGCACTGCGCCGCAGCGCGAGCCGGTGCCTATCGATCCGCGCACCGG